TTTTATGCAGCACTGGAATCGGAACTGGTTGTTTGATGAAACTGTTTAGAGGCAGTACAGAAATTGGTAATGGTTCTGGTGCAGATACACATAATGTGTTTATGCAAAACTATAACGGTGCAAACAACGTATTTGAGTCAAGGTCTCATATGTTTGTTGATAGCCCCAGTTCTACTAGCGCAATCACTTATAAAATGCAGTGGCGTATAGTAACAGCAGGTAGCGAAACATGGTATATGAATAGAAGAGGCAGTGATAACTATGCCAGAACTTCATCAACATTTACGCTTACGGAAATCGCTGGCTGATGAAACCTACAGCCGCATCAGTCCAGTCTCAGATTGACACACATGAAGCCGTGTGTTCTGAGCGTTGGCGTGAAACCATCATGCGAATTAAACGCATCGAACATATTATGATTGGTTCTGCTGGCACTACAATTGTGTTGCTTTTGAGCGTTGTAATGCGAGGCTGACATGGTAGTTGCTGAGGTACTAACTGGTATTGCGTTAGTCCAGCAATCCGTAAAATTTATTAAAGAAAATATTAGCACTGTTCAAGACATTGGGCAGATAGCTAGCCAGATAGATGATCTGTTTGCTGGTGAAAAACAGGTGCAGCAAGCTAGAGCCAAGAAGTCTGGCAGTAGTTTGGGCGATCAGTTTGGTGTCGATACTGTAGCTAAAGAAATGATTGACGCTAAGTTGGCTGCTGAACAGCTACAAGAAGTAGCGACTATGGTTGATATGCGGTTTGGTCATGGCACTTGGGCTGGTATTATAGCTGAGAGAGCCAAACGTATCCAAGAGGCCAAGGAAGCAGAGGCTATAGCTAGACGTAAGAAGATACAAAAGGATAGAGAGTTTGAAGAGATGATGAAGCAAGCTGTGCTTGTCGGAACAATCATTGTTATAGCAGTAGGCTTGTTTATTTTTTTAATGGTCAGTGTAGCAAAGGCGATTGTCATATGATTAGTGTTGAGCAGTTTCTCAAATGGAAAGTTTTACCTAGATGTATGATGCTTGCATCTACGGTTATGTCATGGCGTTGTGCTGAATGGTTTATGGAATTAGATGTACCAACTGCAAGTCAGTCAGCATTTGTATCTGTAGTTATGGGCGTGATGACAGGTGTATTTGGCATCTGGATGGGGCATGAGCATAAGGGTGAAACCAAATGAAGAACGCAGCTACAAGATTGAATGAGGCAAGTGAGGTTACTATCCCTCTCCGCAATCTTATTAGTATGATTGCTTTTACTGGCGTGTCTGTATGGGTTTACTTTGGACTGGTGGAACGCATCGCTTTTCTTGAGCATAACCTTGAGTTGACCATGCAAGAGGTAGAAGAAAACGATAATTGGATTGATGAGTTTGAGCCACCGAAATCTGTACAAGATACAGTTAAAAAGATGCAACAATTAGAAATTGAAATAGCTAGAATAAAATTAATGCTTGAGGCTAAGTAATGTGGCAAGCGTTAGTGACAGCTTGTTTCATAGCAAACATGGAACAGTGTGTAGTTTTGGAAGCGCAACAATGGTTTGAAACTGAGGCTAGATGTAAGGCCAGGGCGTTAGAGATGGCTGGTGATGTGAACAGGTACATGAGATCACACAAACCAGTTAGATATGAGTGTCGAAAACTAGCGGGTGGGATGTTAACAAGATGATGTGGGGTATGCACAATCACACAACTAAGGCACAGGCTTTAGCAAATAGGAGAAGGCAAAATGTTGCAAGCATTGATAGGGCCAGTGACAGGATTACTGGACAAGTTCATAGAGGACAAAGATCAGAAGAACAAGTTAGCCTTCGATCTAGCGACAATGGCAGACAACCATGCCCAGGAACTAGCGAAAGGCCAGCTGGCGATAAATGCTGAGGAAGCCAAGTCAAGAAATATTTTCGTGTCCGGTTGGCGGCCAAGTGTCGGCTGGTGCTGTAGCCTGGCTTTATTCGCTCACTTTTTAGTGTTCCCCACAATGGATGTGGTGACTGCCTACATGGGCATCGAGGCAGTGGCTTACCCGTCTTTTGATATGGACAGCCTGATGACTGTGCTGTTAGGCTTATTAGGGCTTGGGGGTATGCGTAGTTTTGAAAAAGCGAAAGGGTTAACAAAATGAAACGTCCTGGACTTTGGGCCAACATCCACGCAAAGCGCAAACGGATCAAGGCCGGCAGCGGGGAGAAGATGCGTAAACCTGGGCAGCCTGGCGCACCCACTGCATCAGCTCTAAAGAAAAGCGCCACTAAGAAAATGAGGAAAGCGTAATGCCATACGGTAAAGGAACTTATGGGTCAAAGGTGGGGCGTCCATCAAAGGACGATAAGAAAAACCCAAAGCTGCGTAAAGCAGCCCTGGCTAAAATGAAAAAGGGCAAGTGATGAATCTGTCAAAAAACTTTACGTTAGCTGAGATGGTTAAAAGCCAGACAGCTGAACGTAAGGGGTTGTCCAATGAGCCTGATCCAGAACAAGTGTACTCGATGGCCCAGCTCTGTGAGAATATTCTGCAGCCGGTTCGCAATGAATTTGGTTCTTTTCTTGTGTCATCTGGGTTTCGTTCTGGAGAACTGTGCGTAGCCATAGGCTCAAAAATTACCAGTCAACACGCCAAGGGTGAAGCGGCTGATTTTGAGGTGGCCGGCGTGGACAACTATGACCTGGCTGTTTGGATCGAACAGAACCTGGCTTTTGATCAGCTCATACTTGAATGTTACACCGGCGGCAACACTGGCTGGATTCATTGCAGTTATGTGGCTGAAGGTAATCGGGGCGAGACTCTCACCTATGACAAGGTGAACGGTTATAGAACCGGCCTGATAAAGTAAAACCCCAGCCGTTAAGCTGGGGTCTGTTGTTATGGCAGGACAGTCAGGGCGTTCTTTAATCCCTTGGCCCGTTGTATCCACCCTCGCCGCTCGATGGCGGCCAGGTGTTTTGCGATGTTCGACTCGCTGGTCTGAAAATGAGCAGCCATTTCTTTTTGTGTTGGACTCACGCCAGCTGACATATTGTGAGCCTGGATAAAGTCAAAGATGTTGCGCTGCTTCTCTGTTAGTCCTGCTTTCATTGTGATGCTCCAAGTGCTGCCAGGTTTTTCTTGTACGCCTCAGTGATGATCTGCATATCTGCCTCAGACATTTGATCCAGCGTGTCCTGGTTATTCTCACGCAGCTGCCGCAGCATTGTCATGCGTTCCCTGGGCGTCAGCTCTTTACCGCCAGCTGTCTTGGTTGCCTGGACATATGTGGTCATCGCCCTGAGAAACCCATTAGCGAAATCATCCAGGCAAGTTGCCGGATCACCCATAGTTTTACCAGCGGCAGAAACCATTTGGTATTCGACCAGTGTTTCTTCAGCTTCTGGCTGCTCGACAACAGGCTCTACGGTTTCAACAGCATCTTCCACCACAATTTCAGTTTCTGGCTCTGCCGGAGCTGCTATGGCGTCCAATGGATTGTCCGGCGGCGTCACGTTGACCGGTTCCTTTGGCATATCCTGGGCCTCTTCCTGGGTGATGATGCCTTTCAGCGCATCGGGGAACCCGTCACGGACTGCAAAGCCTCTGGCTCTCATGGCCAGCATCCGGTCTGGGTACTGTGACCAGGGGCCTTGCTTGTTCCATAACCTGGCACGTTTTGCATCAACAACCGAAAATGTCCTGGTTGTTTCCTCGACCTCATCACCGTACCGGCGTTTGACTGTGCAATAAGCGGTCCTGTTATCGCCGTCACCCTCAACCCGCTCCGATACTCCGGCGCATGACGGGTGGTTTTTGACCAGGGCAAGAGCTGCATCGCCATAGATGCTGGGCTTCCCATTGATTACCGCAATGTTTTGCAACGCCTGGAGCGGCTGCAGCCCGACCTCGTAACCCCATTGGATGCAAACCAAAACGTCCTGGGGCTTTCGCTGATAATTTTTTGGCACCATTTCCGATTGCGCCAACATCTTTGAGAACTCGATAGCCTCAGTCATATTGGCTGGCGCCAGTGTTGGCAGATTATTCGCCATTATTCATCTCCTTAATTGTGACAGTCTTTTGCCGGATCTCCCGCTCCGGTGTTGCGGCTTTTAATTCGTGGCTGCAGCTGGGACAATTCTCAGCTGGCTTGGCTTTGTATTTACGCATCGGGCACTTGACCTGGTATTGCTTGCCCGTCTTGGCATCGACAACATTGCCGGCGCTGTAGTTGCCCAGGGCGGTCATCAACCTGGTGGCCTCACTGGCCTTGGTTTCTTCTGCCGATTTGATAGCATCGACTGCAGCCTGGTATTGTTTCACTGAGTCGGCCAGGTCAGCGTCTAGCTCGATTGGCGGTTCATCTTCTTTCACCTGGGCAAACCGCTGCACGGCCTCATCAGGTGTTGTCGGATCTGGCCAGGTGCCGTCCTTCATGTGCTTTTCAAAACTGGCAACCGCTCGTTTGATTGCCGTCTGGGTTTCCACATGACTGCGGAATATGTGCGCTGTTATTTCACGCCCCTGGTGACAAGTAAACAAGATGCCGGCGCCGTACCCGTGGCACATCATACCCGCTTGCAGCTGAATTGGCCCTCGATACAACGGCGGGTCATCAGCTTGCCTGTGAACTGTCGTGAACTTGGCCTCCAAAACCACGGGACAATCCACAAACAATGAGCCGCTTTGTGTCATAACGTAAATATTTTTGGCCGGATCTGTCTTGAACTCGATAGGTTCTTCAAGAGTATACAACCCGTCATCAGTATAATACAGCTCCATCAAGGGGTGCTTCTTGGATTCTGTGTGGCTGTGCGTCCCTATCTTGTCAGGGTCCAGGCCGAGCATCCGCATCCCGTGGTCCAGGATTACGTTCTCAGCCTCGGTCCCGATGTCAGCTGGCAAGCTGTCCAGGGGTGGCCGCTCGATGCCCTTGACGCTGTTCCTTGCAGCCTCAAGCACATCATAAGGACTCTGCCAGGGCGAATACCCCAGCCAGGCCGGCATGACACTGCCGGATAAATGGTTATCGGGTGAGAGCTTTGGCATGGTAAAAATCCTTTCCCCACATCACAAGTTGTTGACGGCCACTGCCGCCTTTCTTTTTACGGTCATCCACAATTATCAAACCCTTTTCTTTGAGGGCCTTAAACCTGGGCGTAACGCTGTTGTATCTGTGACCAGGCAGCGCATCACATACCTGGTCAGCGATGCAGCCTCGATCACCAAAGCTGCAGATCGTGTCATAGACCACTTTCTCCAGCGCAGTCACGTTGACCGATGCAGCTGCAGCATGGCTTGTTGACGGGTCATCCCGCCGTGCCAGTTTATAAGCTGGTGTATCAAACAAATCATCCATCATTATTTTTACTCCCTCTAATTGTAGTTTTGTACCAATGCTCTGCGTGGACTTTCCAATCGGCCAGTTTACGCAGCGCAACGATAGTAACATTTTGGCACTCTGCCCGTTCAACTCTGGGCCAGCACGTTGGCTGGATATCCCATGCTGTAAGCGGTACGCCCTCAAACTCGCAGTAATACGGACGCAGCGCAGTCGGGTGGCAGCAATGCAAGATAACCAACCCTGGCATATCATCCCGAACCCATTTACAGTTTCGGCCATTCGGCCCCATGATGCCGCGCCACATCAGCTTGCACCAAAATGGGCGATCAATGCCCACCAGGTCCAACTACGGCTAGACTCGACACCGAACATCCAAAGCCAGTCAAACCAGCCAAGGACGAACAGCATCAGAATAAAAAATCCGATTAAATCATCTTTTGTCATGTTGGTTCCTTCCTCACAGTCACCATTGCACAACCAGGCAACAACCGTCAAGCTGCCTGGGCGTTTTTAATTATGTTTGAAACGTGTTGTGGCTGCCACTTGGGGCCGTTGATCGTGTCGGGCAATATCGGCTGGTTGTTCCTGTCGATCCGCAACGGTACACGCCAGGCGTTTAGCTCACCGGCGATCGACCGCAGACTGGTATGGCCATAGCCGCGCAGCTTGTCGATCATGGGCATCACCCGCTTGGCGTTGTCCTGGGCCTTGGCCTTAAGAGCTGCACCACCGGCAGCTGCGCCGCGTTCTGGTGTTGGGCTGCCGAGCTTCTTGCGCTTCTTGACCTGGGCTAATCCTTCCCTGGTACGCTTGCTGATCCGGCGTGACTCAAACTCTGCGATGCTGGCAAGCAGCTGGATCGTCAACCGGCTAACGTCAGGGTCATCCATGTTGGGCATATCGAGTGCAACGAACTTGACGTTGCTGTCCATCAGGTTGGCAATAAAAGCCAGGTTACGGGCAAGCCTGTCGAGCTTGGCCACCACCAGGACGGCGCCGGCTTGTTTGCATTGCTCCAGGGCAGCCAACAGCTGGGGCCGGTAATTCTTCCGGCCTGACTCGATCTCGGTCCAGTCACCCACAACGTCATAGCCCTTGGCCTGGCAGAACTCTGCAGTGGCCTGGCGCTGGGCCTCAAGCCCGTTGCCGGCCTCGCCCTGGCTCTGTGTCGAAACACGATAATATAAAACAGCTTTCATTAGCTTACCCTTTTTTACACTTTTGGCACGGCACGACAAGTTCTTGAGTGCGCTTGTTGTTGGTGATTAGGATTGTGATCTTGCCGTCCTTGCAGCCTGGCTCTTTACACTTTTGCATTATTTTGCCTCCGCGAATATCTGGTGAACGACCCACCGCTGTTCATGGGTCATGGCCCAGGTGCGGTTCTTCAGCTCAGTGATGATCTTGGCCGGAGCAGCGTTGCTGCTCTCTGTGCCCTCGATCTCGGCCTGGTTGTCGAGATACCATTTGATAAACTCTAGCATCATGCAGCCCCCGCAAAGTCAAACAGTGGCAATCCAAATGTCGCTGGGTCCTGGCCACCGGTGTCGATCTCCAACACCCACCTGATCCGCTTTCTCCGGCCCCAGAACTCGGCAATGGGTTTTGGCCCTCGCTGGTCCATGACTGTCCCGTTGAACAGCGCCTGGGCGTGACCGGTGGTGACAACATAGTAGAGCTTGCCTGGCTTGGCTCTGTTGGCGGCCCACCGTCCCAGCGTTGGGTTGCCCCTCGCAATCAAGTCAAATCCCGTGATCGCTTTGTATTTTACACCCAAGTGATCGAGCAGCTTGAATATGTCTCGGTCAAACATGCTGCCCCGCCACCGCTTATTCTTCCGCTGGGTCATCCAGCCCCAGGCATCTTGGAATGGCCGCTGGGCGGCCACCGCGCAAGCCAGGACCGCGCAGCAAGGTTTGCCCTTGCCGAACTCCCAGCCTGGTATTGTTAGAGTCGCTGTCATCTAGTGCCCCCATCCTGCTGCTGTCTCTTGTTTTGGATCACCTTCCCAGGGGTAAGCGTAGGCATAGCTGGCGATCTTGAAGCCAGTCGTGTTGATCTTCCGCTTGATTGTGTCACCCCACTTGACCAATGGGTTCGGCGTCACATAGTCAACACCGGTCACTGCCTCAACACAATCTTTGCCGATCTTGACAACCTCAACCGTGGCAGCTGTCCGGTCCACTACCAGGTAAAAGTCAATGTTGGTCTGGTCATAGCCCCAGCTGGTGTAATAGATGTCACCGGCCTTGATCTTGTCCCGCATCTTGGCAAGCCGTTCCGCTTCCCGTTGCTTGGTCTGGGCCTTGTGGTCCTCGGCTGCTTGGACATCCTCGAAGAATTTGGCAACGTAAGCCTGGGCGTTTTCCAGAGTCGTGAACCGGTAGTGGAAGTCAGGCTTCTGCCGCTTGCCGGCAAACCCCATCACGACATGGTAATTGTCCTTGCCGATCATGTAGCACACTGCGGTGCTGTTTTTGTCAGCGACTCTGACGCCGCCCTTGGGAATGTAAAACTCCCGTGTTGGTTTGAATTTAGCCATTATTTAACCTCCGCTTTGTTTTGATACTCATTAGCCATCTCATAAACTTTGGCTTGCAGCCAGAGAACAGCGACAGCGTTTTCTCTGTTGTCAGGATCGAACTTCTTGATCTTTTTGTAAGCAGCATTAAGCTGCGTGGCTGCTTTCCGACAATTATCCGCGATGATGTCGTTCATCACTTGCTCTGGCGTTTTAGCCATTATTGAATCTCCTGTTTGATTGCGTCATAGGCTTGCCGAACTTCGATGGGGTCAATGTCTGGCTCGTTATACAAACCAGTGCTGACATAACCCTTACCGAACTTAAACATCATGGGAACCTCGTCACCATCGACAGGGCACTCGTACAAGTTGATCCCTGCGACATTTCCGAGTTTTGTTGGTCCGTTCATCCGTTCAATCTCCTTTGAGTAACTAACCAGTCACCTTGTAAATAGCAATCCGATATCGTACTGTCAATAGCGCAATCGCTTTTTTTTGCGTTTTGACGCACTTTTTTTTGATAAGGGGCAATAAATGGCTAAAACCCGCCAGAAATCAGACGGCCTGGTGAGCTTTTATTTTCGGCTGCCGGCAAGTTTAAGGCAGAAAATAGATGACATGGCAGAAAAAAATATGACCAGCTCGGCCCGTGTCGCAACCGAGTTGATCGAGCTTGGACTCAAGGTCGAGCAGACCATTGATGGAATCACATCAGATGTGGTCCAGGCTGAATCGGATTTGGACAATCATGGACGGGAGCATATCAGCAAATGGCTCAAAAGAAATTGATGGAAGATCAGGACGCGCTGCACGTTGTCGTGCCAGGGCAGCCGGTGGGCAAAGGCCGGCCCAGGTTCGCCAACAATCGGGCATATACACCGCTCAAAACCAAGAATTATGAGCATAAGATTGGTGAGGCAGCCAGGCTGGAGATGCAGTTCCAGGGCGTGGATTTAACCGAACAGCCGGTCAAAATGCACATCCTGGCACAGTTTGAGATACCCAAGTCCTGGCCAAAGTGGAAGCGTGACGCCGCGCTGCTTGGCATTTACACGCCAGGACGGCCAGACATTGACAACGTGGCCAAGGCAGTATTAGATGCCTTCAATGGCATCGTTTACAAGGATGATGCCCAGGTTTATGAGCTGACAGTCAAAAAGACATACGGGCAGCCGTTGATGGTGGCAACGGTGAGCTGGTCTGATGACTGAGTGGCTCGATCACGCCAGGCGTGTTTATATTGATTGCATCCTCGATGGAATGGGGGTGTTTGCAATAGCAAAGCTCCTGGCGCCAAAAGAGGAAGGACGACAGCAATGGACAGAACCAGAGCTTATTCAAGCAATCGCCAGGCAGCTGCAAGATGAAGCCGGCAACGATCAGAAGCAAAGATCTCAGAAAGTACAGCATCCTGCCAATCAGAGCCGTAAGGGACCAGCGGATAAACCGCTCGGCAGCCCTGACAGTCCTGGCAGCCATATGTGGTTACACGGACGAGCTGGGCCGGACATTCGTCAGCCAGGCCAGGCTTGCGTCAGATCTCGGCATCTCCAGGCAAGCAGTACAGCGACAGATAAAGAAGCTGTTTGACACCGGCTATCTGGTTTACGCTAGGAAACAGTACAAAGACCAAAGGACCAACACCGTGAAAGTGAAGTACGAACCCGACATCACCAGCGACAAGACAAGCCGCAGCAACCTAACAGCCAAAGAACAAATGGACCTGGCCGAGCGTGAAGCAGGGCTTGCTGGTGCAACACTAGAGGTTGCAGCTGCAAAGGGACAGGTGCAACACCAGAGGTTGCACACAGGTGCAACATCTGAGGTTGACACTCCTGCAACACCAGAGGTTGCACTAAACGAGACACTAACGAGTAACAATAACGATATAAAGGGAGATGCAAAAAGAATAGTGAAGTTGTTTATAGATGCTGCAGAGGCATACGGGACACCCAGGATCTGGAATGAACGTGACGAGCAGCTGGCCGAGTCATGGGTCAGGCAAGGTCTGACCATCCAGCAATGGGGCCAGGTTGTGCGGGATCACTGTGTCTATTGCCAGAAGAACGCCAGGGATCTTGCAAGGGGCCTGGGATACTTTAGCAAGCCGGTCAGTCGTGCCCTGGGCAGCAGCAGCGACCAGGACACACAGAAGATCATCAGCAATGTGGCCAGGAGTCTGCGCCGTGTTTAGTGTCAATGATGCAAACGCTCGTTTGGCCTTGGGGTCGAGACACCCGCAATCGCACGGCCAGCTTGGATCAGCGGCAGCCGCCGGCATCGTGTTAACTGAAATCGCGTTAACAAACGGCCACCCCTTGCCCCCCGCCCCCACGGCTGTATATGTGGGGGTACCACAACAATATTTTCCAGTTTTTCATCAAAAAGGAGTTATCTATGAAAAAGCAGTTTAACTTGGTTCAAGCCAAAGAGATCCAGGGTCGTGACAAGCCTGTGTGGTTAAAGCATGGCCGTGCGTTTCAGAACGAGGATGGCAAGATCCGTATTAAGTTGGAGAGTTTGCCTATACCAAACGCCGATGGTGATATATGGTTAAACTTGTTTGAGGATGACGGGCAGCAGCCTGGCGCTGTTACACCGCCCCCAGCTGATTATGCGTCTGAGGATAATTTATCGGGGTTTGACGATGACATTAAGTTCTAAGGTTCCGACATTTCAAGAGCTGCGTGATGCTTTGCGTTTGGTTGAGGTTCCGGCTGCGGCGCCTTTGAAGAACCCATATAGCCGGTTTTATCGTGAACGTGCGATAAATGACCGGACGGTTTTGGCTCGGATAAGGGCCAAGGCTGGGGTTAAGAAAAGAAACGTCAAGCCCAGCAAGTACAGCTGATGGCAGATAAGCGTCCCCCATTGGGCCGGTTTGGCGGCGTCAAGATGGTCCAGCGGCGCGTTGGCCGTGCTGAGACATTGCATCAAAACAAAGAGGCTGTTGCCCAGGAGTTAATCGCCCTGGGCACGGCAAACATTACTGACATTGTTAATTTGGATGGGACGATCAAAGATTACGATGATATCCCCGAACACGCTTTACGGGCGATTAAGAAGATCAGTGTTCGCGGCGAGGATGTAACGATAGAGATGCACGATAAAGTTAGTGTGTTGCGAGTGCTGGCCAAGGCGTCCGGTATGCTGGACCAGGAAGAACACCACGATAAACCTAGTATTGTTGGCATCAACATGAAGGGTCCGACAATCGAGATGGAGGAAAACAATGGAAGCGCCGTACCAGAAAGAGGGGCTGAAGATGGCCCAGGCGATGCTGAAAGCGCGGATGAGCGAGGCTGAGATTGCTCGGCATTTTGGCCGTTCAAAAAGCCGTATTCGTGAGATGGTCCAGGGCAAGCGGCGTCCTGATGAGTATTTGGTGCAGCGTTTGGAGGGGATGAGCCGTGACTGATGTACCTAGCCTGGATTTAGATTTCTCACAAAGCCCCACAGTATGGAAGTTAATAAATGATGACAGTTTTGTCAGAGGTCTCATGGGACCCGTGGGAAGTGGAAAAAGCTATGGATGTGCTGCGGAAATTATGCTTAGAGCTGTTAGACAGCGGCCATCCCCCAGAGATGGTATCCGATATACTCGTTTTGTGGTCGTTAGAAATACATACCCCGAGCTGCGAACCACCACTATTAAGACTTGGCAGGAGCTATTCCCTGAGTCTACATGGGGAGGCATGAGATGGCAGCCGCCAATCACGCACCATTTGAAACTGCCCAGCCGTGGCGATGCCGCTGGGATTGACTGCGAAGTTATCTTCCTGGCCCTGGATACACCGCAATCAGTGCGGAAATTGTTATCGCTTGAGATAACCGGCGCCTGGTGCAACGAGGCCAGGGAACTGCCAAAGGCGGTTATTGATGGCCTGACCCACCGTGTCGGGCGTTATCCTACAAAAGCGGATGGCGGCCCGTCCTGGTATGGGATCTGGATGGACACTAACCCGCCGGACTCGGATCATTGGTGGCATGATGTTTCTGAGAAAAACCCCATCAAGGGGAAATGGGGCTGGTCTTTTCACCGGCAACCTGGCGGCGTTATCCAGGCATTGCCGGAAGATGTGCCGGAAAACCCAGAGGCAAACGACTTTGTGCATGGCGCCGGACGCTGGTGGCAAATTAATCCGGCTGCAGAAAACCGCAATAATCTACCGCCAGGATATTATCCACAGTTGATTGGGGGTAAGAACCTGGACTGGATTCGGTGTTATGCCGAGGGTAAGTTTACATTTGTCCAGGAAGGCCGGCCCGTATGGCCTGAGTATGACGATGAGCTGATGAGCGGCGATGTCGAGCTGGACCCTTATTATCCGGTGCAAATCGGCGTTGACTTTGGTTTGACGCCGGCAGCAATCTTTGGGCAGCGCACCCAGGCTGGTGGCTGGCGCATCCTCGATGAGCTGGTTACGTTCGATATGGGCCTGGAACGGTTTGGCCAGGAGATGTTGGCCAGGATAGCGGAACGATATAACAAGCAGGAAATACTGATATGGGGGGACCCTGCCGGCAACAAACGTGACGAGATCTACGAGGTCACGGCGTTTGACCACCTCAGAAGCCTGGGCTTCAAGGCGCAGCCTACTGAGAGCAACGCTTTCCAGGTCCGGCGTGAGGCTGGAGCAGCGCCTATGTCCCGCCTGATAAGCAGCAAACCAGGGCTGATTGTGGATAAAAAGTGTTTAAGGCTGCGGAAAAGTCTGTCCGGCGGGTACTTTTTCAAGCGGCAAAGCCTGGGTGCCGGCCAGGAACGGTTCCGAGATACGCCCGTAAAGAACGAACATTCACATTGTGGTGATGCTTTTGGCTATCTCATGCTCGGCGGCGGTGAACAACGCCGGCTGCGGAGAGGCCACTATTCCCCGCCAGGTTCCGGCGTTTACCAAGCAAACATGGACTTTGATGTATTATGAGCTTTATTCCGCACCCAAATATTAACATGGGCCACCAGCTGGTCCCCTATCGTAAATCGCATTTGATCTCTATGGAGCTGGGAGATTATGAAAGATACCACTACGAAGGTAACTTTGATGATTATATTTCATACGTTGATGACGGACTCATAGAGGAATTTACCTACACGATTATGGCCAAAGGAAAACCAATATGTATTTTTGGCCTACGCCCGTACTGGAAGGGGGTGGGTGAGGTTTGGCTGCTACCAGGTAAAAACATTCGCCAAAATCCGATAGCTGTTGTGAAGGAGTGTCGGGGGTTTTTAGACGAGATGATGTACGAATATGACCTAAAGCGCCTTCAGATCGCCGTTTCAGTAGCAAACAAACCCGCATACAAATTTGCAAAAACACTGTACTTTAATGAGGAAAGCCTGATGGAGCGTTTTGGCCCAGAGGGTGAGGATTATTACATGATGGTTAGGTTTGAAAAATGAGCAGTATTTTTAAGCCAATTGGCAAACTTGTTAAAGGTGTTGGTAAGGCTCTTGGCCTGGTGCCGGATAAACCGCCGCCGCCCCCAGCGCAACAACCCAAAGTGTCAGAGGCTTTGAACCGCCAGGAAGAACGGGCAGAGACAGCTGAAAAAGAGGCGTTAAAAAGATTGACTGCACGAAAACGTGCGCGAAGGACGGGCGGCCTTAGACTCTTAATGTCTCCGCAGCGTCTAGATGAAGAAGAGAAAAAACGTAAACTCGGCGGGAATACGCCGAAATCTAAAACGTAGGAGACACCAATGGGTTCTATATTTAGGCCGATTACAAGAATCTTTAAGAAAGTCATTAAGGAAATTGCCCCTAGTGCCCCAGCAGCCGCAGCTCCAGCAGCTCCAGCAGCCTCCAAGAAGTCGGTGGCAGAAAAACCGGCGGCAAAGCCGGCAGAGTCGCTTGCGACTGTGCAAACAAAACAGGAAACCAAACGCAGAGCTGGGCGTAGAAGGGCCAGGCGAACTGGTGGTATGCGGCTGCTTATGAGTCCGATAAACCAACAGGGCAGTAATGATAAACAATCAACGCTAGGACCTTCATAATGACAAAGATTAAAGATGACCCACGGGTTCACAGCAAATCTGTAGTGGACCCTGTTCGCGCCAGAAACCAAGATGGGACGCTGAAAGGTGATGATCTTTCGACCCCTGATGTAAACGAGGCTTGGGAAGGCGGCAAAGCGCCGGCAAAAGTAATGACGTTAAAAAAA